TCCCAGATGAAATTCTTCTACTGGGATGAACCATCAGATGATTCGATATATAGAGGGAGTATTACTCCCTCTTTTTTTATGGAAACTTCTAACTTCTATAGTGATGATAGGTTGAGAGAATCAACTGTTATAAACAATGAATTCTATGGTGAAGGATACAATGTATTATGTGCAGAGTATGATACTCCCCCACCCAAAACTACTAAGCAATACTATGAACGCATTGCTAGTACTGTAACCAAACAATTTTTACACCTGCAGGATGCAGAGAATTTTGCTGAAGACTGGGTACTACGACGATGATTTTTAAACTTATACCTTCAGACGATCCCCTACTACACAAGAAAATAAAGAAGTGTAGTTATAATTTAGATCGAAAAGAATTAGCCTCTGAATTAGCAGAGAATATGTTCCATCACAATGGGGTGGGACTGTCTGCTAATCAAATAGGTATAAACGAACGTGCGTTTGTTATGATGACAGACGTAGAGACACAAGCAACCCTAGTTCTATTCAATCCTAAGATTCTTAAGGAGTCTGTGGTTGAACACGTAATGGAAGAGGGTTGCTTATCATATCCAGAACTAACAGTAAAAGTACAACGTCCTTATGCTGTGACAGTTAAATATGAGGATGTTGATAAGAAGATACATAAAACTAAAATGTCTGGTATAACTGCTCGTATATTTCAGCACGAGTATGATCATATGGAAGGCATCGACTTCACACAACGTGCAAGTTGGAATTCTATTAAACAAAATCTATGAAGATTGATACACAAGGGATGAGTGGTCCTATTGATCCTAACTACGTAGGAAAACCACTAGAGCAACAGCAGAGGGAACTTCCTAGAGCAACTATCAAACCTAACAGGTTGTTCACTGAGACTTACGTCAAAGAGTTAAAGATTCTACTGAATGAGGTACTGGATGAACGTGAAGGTAAGATGGACTACGTATCTTACTTTGATACAAAATGTTTCAGTTACTTGGTAGGAGATGAAGAACCTGCTTACAAATCTAAAGATGTTGTGCTAGAATCTGAATACAAACCAAGTTACTACCAATAGTATGCACCTAATTATTATGGGTGTCAGTATCTTATTGATCTGCACCATCATTTGTTATCTGGTACTTTATAATCCACACAACTAATGAGACTAGGAATAATGTGTTCAGGCGAAGGATCAAACTTCGAGAACATAGTACACTCTTGTCCAAATCATCAGGTTGTTCTGATGGTTTACAATAAAAAACATTGCGGTGCTAAGAAGAGAGCAGACAGACTTGACATCCCTTCTGTTCGCATCGCTAGTAAGAATGAGGATGACATCATCAAAATCTTTGATGCATATAATGTTGACCTCATCGTTATGGCAGGGTGGATGAGAGTTGTCAGCAAGAAATTTGTTGAAGCTTTTCCAGGGCGAATAATTAATTTACACCCCTCCCTCCTACCAAAGTACAAAGGATTGCACGCTATAGAGCAAGCAATCCAAGCAGGTGAAGCAGAGACTGGTTGTTCTGTACACTTTGTTACTGAAGAGTTAGACTCTGGACAAGTGATCAAGCAACAGTCAGTACCTATTTTACCTGACGATACTGTAGAGACTGTCACTAGAGCAGTCCAACAATGTGAACACCAACTTCTACCACTCGTTATTAATTCATTATGACTGAAGCAAAGGATTTAATTGCTCCACCAGAAGTAGAGACACACGGATCTCTATCTGTTGTAGTACCGATGGAAGATATGAAAGATATAATTCAACAACTATGGAAGTCACGTGCCACTGAGAAAAGATGTGGAGAGTTGTATAATAAATACAAAGAGCTAACAACTTTTGATAATGATAGTAAGTGATGTCGCTGACATAATTCGCAGTGCAGTTAAGACACTACCCATTACTAAGATGGAGTGTGACTTACCTGAGATTCATAAGGATGATGTCACTATAGTTAATGAGATGTGGCATTGTCCTGGTCTTCGTAAGTTGCATCTAGAGACAGGTCGCACTAAAAATCTTGAGGTATTACACTGTGTATTGTATCCTGATCCTGCTTATCCTATCCCTATTTTCGGATGTGATATTGTTGCAAATGATAAGGTCGTCACTGCAGCAATAGTAGATGTAAGTCCTGTAAGACATCTTAATCAGATTGATATCTATCCAGCAGTCACAAAGATTAGTAATCGATTTCAGTTTAAAGAACGTAGAGCACTACCACTGTGGAGTGACGATATATTCTCACCACACTGTAAGTTTATGAGATTGAGAACATATAAAGAGAGGATTGATTATTGCTCACTACTATCACAACTGTTGACTGTATACTGTGGTCTAGTAGAGCAAGTAGACTTAGATACTGACTGGGTTAACACTATGCTCAGGTTAGATGATCAAATCTATTACTGCAATCAGCAGAGAAAGAATCAGAAGACAATCGCTGTGCTATCTAGATGGTTTGATCCCCTGTGGGCAAGGAATTATATTGATACAATATTATTTGACAAACCTAAGATGTAATAAGGTTAAATAATACTACTAATAAGGATATTTTATGCTCTCTACTCAATATCGTCTGCGTTTAGAAGCAATTTGTAAAGACATTGCTGCTGGCACAGAAGTTAGTCTGGAAGATATGATCTGGGCTGACAAACTAGCAAAGTCAAACACATCTGCTAGAGGTATGTTAAGTAAAGCACGAAGACTATCGATAGATCCAACAGATTCTTTTCTGAATGAGTTGAACATAGGTGACCCCGATTCAACTCAACACCGAAGGGGTTTCGGAGATCCACAAGACGTGGTAGATTGGTTCCATCAAGAGAGGTCTGATGACTGGAGACAAAGAGATTAAAGGTTACACCAGAGAGGATATCAAAAGGATCTTAGGATCCTCTTGGCCCACTATGCCTGAAGACCACGAGACTGGTAATCAAGTAAGAAAAAGAATAGGTAGAGAGATAAGGGAAGGCAAGAGACCTAAACCTACATACCCATCAGCAGAGTCAAGGTCTAAGTTACCTAACTTTGATGAGAATGGGAACTATATCTATCCACCAGGCTCAGGATTTAACTATAGACAATGGTTAATCGATCACCCTGACTCAACTGAATCAGGTACCTATGGAAGTAAAGTATCCTAACTAAATACCTGTAGTAAAAGAGTGTAAATGTCTGGCAATAACGCCTGGTTCGAACAAAATTGTGATCCTGATGACGTAGTAGAAAGTACTGAACCCGTTGCGTCAGGTGGTGGTCCTATTGGTGCACCTGGCGGTGGAGCTTCACCTAATACTGTTGATGCTGTCATCGAACAACTCATTGGACAGTGTTACGGGACACCTATACCAAGGACTCCAAACTTTAGGGATGATGATGACGATGATGACGATGATGAATTCGAGCTTGACTGGGAATATTTAATACCAACATTAACTGGACACGGTTGGCCACCACCATCTATAACCAAGATAAAATTAAAGATACCAACAACAGATAATCCAGGTGAACCTAATATTTGCTTCGCTGAGAATGGTGAGGAGATAAAGTGTGACCACGGAAAGGATCCTACCCTAGAGGATTGTATTAAAGATCATTTGAAGTGTGTCTTTAAACCTTACGTTGGTGGTGCTTGGAAACCACCAGCAGCAGACTGTGATTCGTTTGTACCAGCTTCAATGTTTGGTACGACAAAGAAAATATGTGTACAGGATTGTGTAACAGATAGAGTACCAGTATACGAACACATCTTAGGTGATACTCCTACAGCTACTGCAGCCTTCAGTGATAAAGATACTGTCACAGTAACAGGTAGTGGTACTTGTCTCTGTACCTTTGAGCATAGATGGAAAGACCAAGAGTATACTGCTGGTACTGCTGTAGATACTATTACTATTGATGGTACTACGTTCACCCGTTCAGGTACCCGTGGAAAGACGACACAGACTATCGCATTAACCGCAGGAAATTATCCCATAACTTATGGAGGTTTACACCCCACTGGTGGATATAATATTGAGGTGAATCAAGAGTATGGTACTAATAAGACTGTCGTATTCAGAGATGGACACGGTTCTGATGTCAACGGTAGGTTTAGTATTCTATCTAGCAATATATCTTCCGATCATATGTACAGCTTGAGCTCGACTGCTCCAGCTGGGTACTTACAGAACAGTACACCAATGTTCTATGCACACAACGTGCAACAGGCTCGTGGTGCGTTCCCTGTGTACACGTCATACTCATCAATAAATGTAGATCATATGCTTACCACTGATCCAGCTGGTGAGAAAGCAACGATGGATTCTCAAGGGTTCGGTGCACGGGATGAAGTATTGTTCTACGGGTTCACAGACAAACAGGATATGATATCAGAAATGATGGATGGAGAATCTCCTGTGACACTTTATAGGTATTACTCCCCTGAAAGTAAGGATCATATGTATTCCACCACACCTATCGGTGGTCCTCCTATTGAAGCTAACCTAGAGGAAGGATATTATATGTTATCGAGTAAGGCAGAGACCTATCTGAACTTTACTTTTAATTGTAGACAGGGATCAGCATCATATGACAACACAATGGGGTTCTATCTATGTAATGCTGACGATGAACCTGTACACGGTAGAGTTATACTAGAGAACGCAACTGATGCTAGTGGTACGTTCACTTACAAAGTACCAGCTGATGAACTGAATCAATACATCCCTTGCAAATTAGGATTCTTTATGATACCTGACGGAGATGGACGTGGAACTTCTCACGGTGATGCAGTGACTTTTAGTACCCTTAATGGTGGGTGGAGAGTAGACCAGAGTGGATCTGCACAGAATAATAATACTTGGTTCTCACAAAAGCATTTGAATCCTGGTGGTAAAGATATGACCAAGTGGCCTGATAGAACGTGGCAATATTGGGAAGACTTATTGAATGGTGATGATGATTATAATGATATGAAACAGTCATATCAATTACGTTATGGAGACAGCGAGTATATTTACGAAGGAATACAATGCTTTGTCTTTGGAGTGGATGCTAATCCAGTATATGAGGACATCACTGCTGCAGATAAGTGTGAAGAGAGAGTGTTTGATGAGCAGTTTGTCAGTTGTTCAATGACAAGGACTGAGTGTGGACAGATGGAAGGAGAGAATGACTATGGATGTGCTGCTTGTACTGGTACTGTTGCATTCAGTACTGCTTGTACACAGAATGTTACTGCACTTAAGGATGCAGACCTAGAGATCAGATCACACGGTGGTATGACAGGTGGTTGGGGTGACTGTACTAAATTTACTTGGTCACTTCATAAGAATGGTACTCAAATATATACGAAGCAAGAAGATGTAAGTAAGTGGAAGAAGATTGGTACACCTTTACTGACCTTCAGTGTAGAAGAAGGTGATCGTATCACTTGGAAGTTAGATTCTATTGATGTAGGACATTATAATGGTAGGGTGACACCTGCTATGTCATTAAGGGATGCTAGTACTAAGAAGTTCCTAAACACTTGGGAGTTATTGTTGATAACACAGTCAAGTAGTTACAGAACTAATAACCCTGCACAGAACGATGGTAACTTAGCATCACACGAACCAACAGAACCTTGTGGTTTACCTTATACTATTCAGTTGTTTAACTTTGAAGAAAATGGTAGTGATGTAACTAAAGAGAACTATACTACTGTGATGACTAATCAAGTAGTTAATACCAATGAACTACAAGTACGTGGTGCAGATCAGGTCAGTGAACTTAAAGTTATTGGAAGTACACCAATAGAAGATATGACTACTGGTGACACAGGATATATTATTACGACTGGTGACTATGATTTCACAGTTAAACTTCAATGGACAGTCCACGATGCTCAGGCTGAAGAGACTAACTGGAAGTTGGTAGAAGTAATTGACTGGGGTAAGGGTGGATACTATGTTGATGATGAGTGTAAATTATTTGTTGGTAAGTATAATAAGACTACTGGTCTATCCAAATATGTTGGATCTTTTTACATAGGTTTTAAGGTCACAGGTATCAATGACATTGAATGTCCTGCAACTAGCAGTACACAAGGTAGGATTCAAGACCTTAAGATACAAGCATCACACGAGAGAGATCAATCAACACCGAGACAGTTAGATGTATTGGTTGTAGATCAACAGGTTGTACAGACTAATGAGTTCGTAGTTAATATGGATTCAATCTTTGCTAGTTTCTTTAGGTATAAGACAGGTAAGGCAGAGTCCTTCCATCAATATTGGTTACAACAATCTCTCCTAGGTAATGATGTCCTATTCTTTACAGATTATAAGGAGAAGAATGGATTGGAATATAGATTACGTATAAGAATTACCAGACAAGAGTTCTATCAAGCAGGTGATGCTTATAAGTTTAAGAAGTATGGATGGTTTGGTAACATAAGGATCCACTCAGTAACAAGTTATGGTAAGAGGTATGCTGAAGGACACATACAACAGATCTCTTGGCCACCTGAAAGATTGCAATATACTAATGGTAAGGAACCAAACTCACCATACTTCCCAGTGCAGACAGACTTACCTAAGAAGGTACAGGTAAGAGATGCTACCAACGCAAGGTTCCAACGTAACGCTAGGTATGCAATTTACCAGTCAATGCACGACAAAACCTCTCAAGTGTGGTATAGTAATCAAAACAGTTATGTACCAACTCAAACGAGATGGTTTGACATCCTAGCAACAGAGGTAGATTAATGGATTCAGCAGACAGAAGACTTGCAAAGTCAATGAAAGAACTCCAAGCAATCAATCGTGGATTGAAGAGAGCAGACGGAGATCAGAGTAAAATGAACAAAGAACTTAAGAAAATAAGGAGATATTTTAAAAGTCCCTTAGCAGAGGTTGCAAGATTGGACAATACGCTATATAATATGAAGAAACCAACACAAACTGTCCAGGATGAGCACAAAGGAACAGAAACAGAGGGGGATAACCCTTCTATTGGAGAGTCTACACAAACCTGATACTAAACTCAGGAGTTGTGCACACAACCAAGAATGTTATAATGAACTCATAATGTACAGAGAACAGGTTATTGAATACTGTCAGACATTACTAAAGGAGGTAAACGATGATTAATCTCGACGAAAAGTATCATCACTACCTCGAATCAGGTAGAACACTCAGAATTGATGGGTGTAATGAGAAACTAACAGGATATGGTTATAATTGTGATGGCAATGATATCGTAGGGTACTATCTACTCACGGATAACTATAAGTTATTCTATAATATGAATGAGCAGTTCCTTAAGCTTGTGCCAGTTCGAGAACTGTCACACACATAGTTGACGGTTATCACACTCTCATAGTATTATAAATACTTCTTAACAAAGGACTCGAAAGATCGTACCCCTGCGTTGGATCAAAAACAACTCTCTATGTCGAGAGAGTTATCATCCGCAGGGTATTTTTGTGTCCTTGCGAGATAGAAACATAAACAAATGTCTATTAAATCAACAATCGCTGCAGTAGCAGCATCTCCATTCCTATTCGCTGGTGCAGCTTTTGCTGGTCCATATGTGAATGTCGAAAGCAACCTTTCTTACCCTGATGGTGAGTATTCAGGTGCTACAACTGACATCCACGTAGGTTACGAAGGAGTTAATGCAACAGGAAAATTAGGTTACTACGTACAAGGTGGTCCAGCTATTACTCATAGCGAAGCTGCTTCTGATACTGATACAGATTTCTCTGGTAAGGTTGGAGTATCTTATGCTCTTGCTGATGCTACATCTGTATACGGTGAGCTTTCAGGCATCACTGATGAGGACACTAATGGTGACTCACTAGTTAACTGGGGAGCAAAAGCTGGAGTTAAGTTCGTTTTCTAATTGACAAACGTCTATTAGATAATATATACTGGGTGGGGATTTTCTCCACCCTTTTTTATTGCTTTAAAACCCTATGGCTGCTCCCAATAATACTGCAATCTACACTAAATCAGGTTGCCCATTTTGTACAAAGATTAAGAGAGTATATAACGAGAAAGGTTGGAACTACGTAGAGTATAAACTTGATGAGAATTTTAATCGTGATCAATTTTATAGTGAGTTTGGACGTGGTGCTACCTTCCCTCAACTAGTAGTTGATGGTAAAAAGTTAGGAGGATGTAACGAAAGTATCAATCTTTTTAGAAGTCAAGGTATCATCTAAATAGAATCAAGATCCCTAGGAGGTTTTTATGGAAGAAGTATTGAGTTCACTTTATAACTTTGCACTCTTTGGATCTTTCCTCCTTGGTGTGGTTGTTACCTTTATTGGTAAGAGTTATCTCGACTCATACATTGACAACGCAGCGTATGCTAAGTCAATCACACACCCTGAGATGTTGGATGAAAACGGAAACGTAGACCAGTCAGAGTTACTCTATTTGCATCTCGTTGACGATGATGCTATACTAGAGGACAATGACGACGATTAATTAATTTCTTGGAATTACTATGAAACTGATGTTATCTGAAATTATTCAGAAGGCACACAATGCTAAGACTAAAGCAGAGAAGATTAAAATCCTTCAAAGCAACAACAGTCAAGCATTGAGGTCTCTATTCATTTGGAACTATGATGACAGTGTTACTTCTGTCATCCCTGAAGGTGAAGTACCTTATAGACCTAATGAAGCACCTCAAGGAACTGAGCACACTAACTTAGCGTTAGAGTCAAGGAAGTTCTACTACTTTGTTAAAGGTGGTGCTGATAATCTATCTCGCACTAAGAGAGAGACAATGTTCATTCAAATGTGTGAAGGATTACACAAGGATGAAGCAGCAATTCTATGTCTTGTTAAGGACAAGCAACTTGGGAAGAAGTATAGGATCACTAAAGCAGTGGTGACTGATGCATTTCCTGAAATCAAATGGGGAGGTCGTAGCAAGTGAATATTATTCACGAGAACTGCGATCCAAAACTTGCTGAAGATAGAAAATTACCATACACAGCGTACTTAGTACAGTATGAAGTGGATGGTAAAGTTCAGCACGACATTGCTATGGGTAGTCAAGCAGTTGAATTGTTTGATCATTACTATGACAAGTACAAGAAGAACTTCAAGTGGTTGAAGCAATCTGAAGGTAGACTTAGACCTCAAGAGTGGAATACTACACCCACCCCACCACGTAAGAAACGTAAGAGGAGGAAGCCAGATGCGGATTCCGTCTGAAGAAATTGAACGTTGGGAGAGCGAGTACGATATGACAATGAATGATGGAAACAGAACTGACAGGGAACAAGAGATCCTTGAGGGTTCTCCATTAAAAACTAATGAAGGTATGCTCTACGGTAGAATGTATGCCGATTGGAAGAAGAGGAAGGGATATGAGTAACTTTTATAATCTTAAGAAGAAAGTAGAGCACGCAGCAGAGGTACCAGAGGAGGTTGCTAAAGAGTTAATCACCTCTGAAATGGTAGGGAAATTCATAGGAATATACCTATTAGGACCACTATTATGGATGTTTTTATGGAACTATACAATGCCCTACATATTTGCAGTGAAGAGTATTAATTACCTTCACGCTTTTTGTATTATTACTATGGTTAGGTTCTTACAGAATGACAAAAGCTAAAGTATGTTTAGTGAGCGTCACACCTGACGCTGAAAAAACAATAGGATACATTGCAAGAGTATCCAACCCTAAAAACCAAGAGAATCCGAACGTTGAGAAACTCTTAGGTTATTGCATCAAGCACGGACACTGGTCTGTATTTGAGCAAGCACATATGACGTTGGAAATCAACACCACACGTGGTATTGCTGCACAGATCTTAAGACATAGATCATTTACATTCCAAGAGTTTAGTCAGCGTTATGCTAACACTGAACTACTTGGTACTACAATTGAACCACCTGAACTGAGAAGACAGGACACTAAGAATAGGCAGAATTCAATCAATGATATCCCCACACATCAGACAGACTTCCTCAAGAAGAAGATCGAAAGGTACTTTGCTGAGGGAGTTGATCTATACGATGAACTCATACGTGAAGGTGTTGCGAAGGAATGTGCGAGATTTGTTCTCCCTCTAGCAACTCCTACCAAGATCTATATGACAGGTAGTGCTCGTAGTTGGATGCACTACATTAATCTACGTACTGCTAACGGTACACAGAAGGAACATATGTTGATTGCTGAGTTATGTCAGCGTCATTTCATTTGTAACTTCCCCACCATTGCTAAAGCATTAGACTGGTGTGAAACTGCAACTCAAGATGATGATTGCGATTGCGATTACAAGAACGAACACCCCGATGGGTGGGACGATTTGCAGCCGTGCCTAAGAATAGATTAATGCCCTTAGAAGTAATACCACTATTCTCATCCCCAGTTTATGTTGCTAACGATGGTGAAATGCCTGACGTTACCGATGTAATAGATGATATGGAAACGATGGATTACCCACAGAATAATAGTGGTAATGTGACCAGTAATCCTCATACATTAAAAGAGTTACCTCAGTTACAGACTTGGGTATACAAACACGTTCAAGAATATGTGTATGGTATACAAGGAATAGATCCTAAGAAACATACACCAGAGATCACTAATAGTTGGATTAATTGGATGTACGTTGGCGATAGAGCTAATGGACACG